TTAACAAAATGTTTTTCAATTTCAATATAATTCATAATATCATCATATAAAATTGGTTTACTATCTTCAAATTTAGCAATTAAATTTAAATGATTATTAACTTCAGAATCTTCATAGTTAACTTTCATTTTATCACTTAATTTTTCATATTCCTTTGGACTAAGATATTCATCAAGATTTTCTATTTTATCTGCTTGTAAGTCATCTAAATCTTCTTTTTTCCTTTTAGGTATATTTGTTCCTACAATACCTTTTGCTCCAATTAACTCATTTCTAACTTTAGTTTCATTTAAATCTTGTATTTGTAAATCTCCTTCTTTTATTGTTTTCAATTTGTTTTTAAATTCAGTAAACTCTTGATTTGTAAAAACTGAACTAAAAGTATTTTTATCTATATCTTCAATATCAAGTATGTCGTCAAATAAGTCATCTAAGTTAACTGTATTAATAATATCATAAAATTTTTTCTTAAAATCGTTATATTTTTCATTAGTAAATATTGTGTTTGCGTTTTCAATATATTCTAATTTATTTTGATATGCCATTGCATCTCCTTTTTCTTTACGTTCTTTTAGATATAGTTCTATATCACGCTTATTTATTTGTAAAATTAAATATAATAATTGTCGTGAGTCTGTAATACTATTACTTTTTACTGGGGAATTGCTAAATAAAAACAGTACCATATATCTAAATAAAGTATTTTTTTTTAATAATTCATTAAATGGACTACTTTTATCAGCCTCTCTTAAGTCTATATTAGTAAGACTTAATGTAGTTTCCCCTATGACATTTTTTTGTATGTCTTTTGGTATAATTAATGCTGAACTCATTCTTTAACCCTCGCTTAAGCCAACCATTTAGCCCAAGCAACGCCTTTAGTTAGAGCCGCCCCCAATCCTAGACCACTAGTAGGAGGCGTATATGTCATTTGACCAGTAGCAGGGTCTATCCAATATGCATTATTCATTTGGTCATATCCTGCGGGAGGAACTGGATAACCACTTCCATTGTTCATAGCCATTGCTTGTTGATTCATAGCATTATTCATACCCATACCCATATTACCACCTTGTATATTTTGTGGATTCATACCCATTGGATTAACCTGTTGTGTAGGCATTGCTTGTTGTGCAGGGCTAGAGAATCCTTGAGATTCTAAGTATTGTTGTTTAGCCATTCTACGTTGCATTATAACTTCACTATTAACCGCAGTTGCTAAAAGAGTCTGTAAATCTAATGTAATGTTTTCTTCTGTAATAGCATTTAATGCCGCCAAAGAATCATTATGTAATGTTATTTCTCCACTACTTTGGGTATTAAATTTTAAATTAGTTAGAAGATTTCCAACACTTCTAGATACTGCATCTTCAATTAATTTGTCCATAGCCGCTAAAAAGGCTTCTCCATGATACTGAAAAAAATCTTCTACATGGTTCTCTTGTAGAGTTAATAAATTATTCATAGTTTTAAACTGTGATTGATTATTAGCATTCATTGAAGACATTAACTGACCATTACTTGTACCAAACAATCCCATTATTCCTCAACCCCCACCTGCTCTTGCACTTGTATCTTCACGCCTTCAGTTAATAAAGTTTTGACTCTTTCATTATTTGCATTACTTTCTATTAATAATCTAAACAATTCTTCCTCTTTATTTTCTGTACCTACTTGAGGAGGTTTAACTGTCCAACCTAATGCAGATAAAGATTGTATATCTACTTGTTTTAGACTAGTTAATGGCCCACTAGATAAAGGATTCAAAGTAGACATCTTAGGTATATACGCACTATAACTCAAACCGTGTTCCTTTGCTAATATTTGTTGTTCTAACATTTCGTATTGTCTATGTATAGAAGCATGTTTATCACAATAAGTTCCTCTCATTGGGTATCCTTTTCTTACTTTATGTAATGGTAATGGAGGTCGCATACTATCAGCAGATTCCCAAACTTTTTGAGTTCCACAAACTACACATCTATCTTTCATATTATATTTGAATTTATATGGTAGTTTTAAGAAAGTTTTATTTTCCGGCAGTAATACTTTTATTATTTCTTTAAGTTGTTTTTTTGGTTTTATACTTTTATATTCGTATAACATTACCGCACCTGCGGCTCTTGCTTGAGTAAACCTATCTAAGAAAGGGTTACTCACATTTGTCGTTGTTGCTCCTATTAAATTCGGGGGGTTATAATTCATTGTCATTTTCTTCACCTAGTAATCTTTTATCATTGTTAATATTCCTCTATACACCATTTCTGAATCTGACTTAGCACTCACTATATATTTAAAACATGGTATACCTTTGTCATTTAATTTCTGCATTCCTGTTTGAAATGATTCAAAAATTGGATGTTTTTCTATTGGGCCATCGTAATTGTATTTGTCTTTCCACAAATCATATTTATTAGCCCATATTCCTACTGCTATTGGATAATCATGATTCTTTTTCTTCTTGTTCTTACCGTTAACGGTCCAAGAGTTAGCACAAATTGTATCTACTAAAAAAGTCCAACATAATTGTTGTTCAATATCAAAATGTTTTTCCATATGTCTATCATCTATCATGAAAACTATATATTTAACATGTCTATTTTTCATGTCTTCTACCCATTCTCCCCAAAAAACTGTTTCTCCCCCTATGTCAGCAGTTTTTACTGTATGAGCATCACCATCTAACTTAACATATTTTCTAGTTGCTTTATGTGTTCCAACAGTTCTTTCTACTATTGTTGGTACTTCTCCTCTAGTTCTTAATTGGTGATGTAAAGTTGTCTTCCCTGCTTTGCTCGCACCATATACACCAAAAGGAATAGAGTGTAGTCTTTGATATACCTTATTAATACCTTCAACCAACAATATAGCAAAACCTGCCATCACTGACATAATATCACCATAAATGATTCCAAAAGTTTACCATACCTCCCCACATCCAAGAATACATATTAAATCCTAAATGTGCAATAAGATGCCCTACACCAAAAGACACCACTGAAGCAATAATACCCCATATCCAAAACCTTGCACGAATAAACCATATATCTGCTGAATGGGCTCGTTGTAAATCATAAGCCATAGCAGACTCATCAAAGCCCATTAGGATTTCTCCTACCATACTTATGACCTCCTATCTACCTTAATTCTGTTAAGAATGCGGGTGAAACTGTTTGTTCTTCTGCTTTAGTTGTCTGTCCGAAAGTAGGCAAATTATTATCACCATATACAGGAGCAAAGTTTTGTTGAAATGTTCTCATAGACTCTCTAACTCTCTTACGGTTTTCTTCATCTCTAGCCTTTCTAAACCAATAATTATCAATATTTCGTTGTAGTAATCTATCTTCTATCATATCATGAAGTATTAAATCAAAGGCCGCTTTCATAATCATAATCCCCCCAATAGTTATAATTCCGAAAAGTACACCATGAGCGTATCCATCATAAGGAAACTGAACTCCGTATTGAGTATAAAAATAAACATTAAGGCCACTAACTGAGCCTACGAATAATATTGTCATTATTAGTCTTGTATCTGTATCTATGCTAGGCATATTAAGCAAACTCCACGCTATACGCTACAGTACAATTACTACCTACTGTTACATCAGCAAATAATCCCTTAGCACATAAAACACCATGCATATCAAATTCAATATTTTGTGGAGCAGTACTAGATGCTAATAAATTAATTCTAGCAACCTCTGTTCCACTTGCGGCACTTGCATTGTCAAAAAGTTTTAGTGTACTCAAGGCCGCAGTTCCACTACTACTAGTAACAGTAACATGAATGCTCATGAGTTTACATCTTGATGCTGAAATAACTCCATCAGCAGTTTTAATTCCACTAGATGCACAAGTTATAGACATTACTTCTTGCCTCCTTTCTTAGCAGGAGTTTTTTTAGCCGTCTTTTTAGCAGGAGTTTTCTTAGCAGGAGTTTTCTTAGCAGGTTTTTCTAATACTTCTTCTACTACTTTTTTGACTCTTTGTGTAGGAGTTTTCTTAGGGAATATTTTTTCCAATAAATCTTTTTTATTAGTTACACGAAATGCTTTATAAAAAACATTTAATTTTTCTTCATTTAAGTTAGAAATTAATTTTCTATCGCTTGCTTCAAATATTAAATCTAAATCTTTATTTGCTACTAAATTTAAGGCTAACCTTGAAGGCATTTCCGGTCTTGTTCCTAATGCGTTTATTTCATAATTTCTTCCGCCAAGCCATACTTGACAGTCTTTTCCTGTTTCATTTAATTTTACTTTCACCATGTTTTCACTTCCATAATTAGATAGGTAGCCATTGCTCCCAATGGTGTTAGGAGCAATGACTACTATTTTACGTTTTACGTTTTTACACACTTAGAGTAAACCGTATACTCTAAGTCTAAATTGCATTCCACTATGAGTTCCACCATCAGCAACTTCTGCGGGTGTAGCCTGTAATGCTTGTACTAACAACATAGTAAACGAAGTAGTACTAGTGTATGCACCTGCGGCTGATATAACAAATGTTGGATAAAATAAAACATTTGCAGTACCAGTATGTGTAACTGCGGTAACTCTAGATAATCCAAAATCACTTGCACTCAACACTACACCACTAGCATCATATGTAGATACATCAACTAATGCATCAACATAGTACTCATCTCCGTGTACTTTTGCAGTGGCTATACCTTTATGGTCAGCCAACAAAGTAACATCATATACTTCTTCAGTCATATAAAATCACCTAAGCACTCTTAAGGTTTGTAATCTTACCTTGACCCTTAAAGAAGGAACAACATGTTTCTCCCATAGTGCGGTACATACCTTGGTTTCCAAGTTTACCAACACCGAATGGGTTTCCATTTGAAATACCATCTTCAAAGTATTGTGTAGGCTTCATAACTGCTAACCATAGATGGTCAGTATCTAGAATTAACAAGTCACTCAATGGGTTAGCAGTTTCTAATCCTGTAGAAGGCATATCCTTTGATGGGATAATTGGTATGTCATAGTATGTTGCAACTCTGAAACCAACTTCTGAACCTTTAACTCCACGTACACCATTATGTGTAGGAACAATTTCTTTCCTATCCATAAATCTCTCTTGACTTTGTAGTAAGTCAGAAAGATGTTGTATAGTATCATATCCTGTTAAGATAACTTTTGGATTTCCACCGTTAACACGTATTCTTCGTAGCATATCATTTAGTATTGTTAGAGTTAATACTCTAGCACCACCGGAATAACTTGCACCGAAATCAACTTCTGCACTCATGAAATCGTTAATACCACTGTATGTTGAACCACTTACACTTACACCGTTTGTAACTGTAGTACTTCTGTCAGCACCATATAATTTCAAGAGGTCTTCTAATCCTGATAGGGATGAACTACCATTATTTGCACCCATATCTGTCATGTCAGCATTAGCCATAGCCGCAATTTCTTTGTTAGAAGCAACTATCTTCATTAAAGAAGTGTAGTTTCTGTCTATATTAGTTGCAGTTGCATTATCATATCTTTCTAGAGGCATTAGTAACATCTTACTTTGAACTTCAGCGTGATGCTTACCCATGTCTTCTCTAACGATTGCACGTATATCGCCAACACCATCATCAATAGCGGCTAATTCCATTCCAAGTTCAGAGAACTCAAACAGATGTGCTATTGTTTTAGGGCTTGTAAATAGTTTAGTGTATTCAGGAGACAATGCTCTGAATCCATCTGCTCCACCTAATGTTGCGTTTTCTTCTACACCACCAATTTGGTCTGCTCTAGGTGCAGATAAATCAGTAACATTTGCGGCAACATCAGTATCGCCTATTCCGAATGCGGCATCTGAACCACCAGCAGGACGGGATTTTAGTATTCTCCAACCGCTAGATGTGTATGGCCTCTTTGCTATCATAGACAAAGCGTTAACTTCTTGGTTTAACATTGACCAAACTTTTTGTCCATAAAGAACGTTATACAAGTCTCCTAAACCTGCCGCACCACCGCTAAGGGTTGTACCACCTGTATCGTGACCTGTACCAAAACCACCAACAACACCACTACTCTTTAGTAGGGCGTTACCGCTTGCTCCGGCTATTCCATATGTGCTTGCTTCTAAATCTCTTATTGTGTTTATGTATGTCATTCTTAATCTCTCCTTCCAACTAAATTGTGTATATCTCCCCAAGACATATCTGCTATTGCATCTATTGATGTTGGGAATCCTTCAGGTAGTGCCATAGCAACTTCTTGTGCTTTGCGTACTTCGCTATCTTTTGCAGATAGGGATTTGCGTAGTTCTGCGAACTCGTTTTTAAGAGCAGTTACTTCAGCAAGAGCGTCATATTCTGCTCTTTCTGCGTTAGATTTCTTAACTGATAATTCAGTTTCTAATCTTGCTTCAAAATTCTTACTTAGAGAATCATATGCAAGTTTTTCAAGACGCTCTGCCTTGAAAGCCTCGTATGCTTTCTCTACATTTTCGTGACTTAAGTTTAGAGTACTGAAATCAGCACTCTCTAATCCCTTAGATACTTTAAGAGGTGCAGGAGTTGCAGTTGGGTTTCCACCACGTACTACTTCGTCTCCGGCTTCTGAATGAACATTATCAATGTCTAATGCTTTTGCTTCATCATCATCCATTTCATCATCTGCCTTCATCTCTTCATCATCTTCGGCTTTTTCTTCATAGTTCATTTTTTCTTCTTCTGAATCCATGTAACTCATGTCACCTTTTGCTTCTGTCATATTGTCTTCTTCTTCTTCCTTGTGAATATCACTAACTTGTTTCATCAAGCCGTTCAACTCCTCAAGTGCTTTTTCCAATTTATCACTCATTTTATTACCTCCAACATCTTGTTTTAAAATGTCGAATCTCGCTTCGGGGTTTATCCCCTTTTCACATATAGTTACTTCATGTAACTCTAACTTGTCAATTTCATTGTATTGACCTAACTCATCTGATTTTTTACTACGCTTTGATATTGCCTGTCCACCAATACTAAAGGAGCGTAGTGTTCCTTTTCTAATTCCTCTTGATATTTCTTTAGCCTTTTCTATGTCATCTCTTAATTTAATAACTACATAGAAACCAACATTGTCTACTTCTGTTTTATGAAGTACTCCATTTTTATCTCTATAATTTTCTACAACTTCTCCAACTTGAACATTAGAATGATTAGACATTACATTTCTATATTTCTTTTCACCCATATATTTTTGTACTGCATCATCTAATGCTTCTAAAGTAATTAAGTCATTTTGTTTATCTACTATTTCTATAGAAGCGTAGCCTCCAATAACTAAATCGTCAGACTTTAAAATGTCAAAACTACCGGAGTTACTAGACTCCTTTCTTAACATCTGCATCGCTTGCACGAACAATCATTCTAAACTCTTACTATATAAGTTAGGTGCTAATTTATTTAGGAAACTCTAAATTAGCGTATTTATCTTTAGTAATATCCCATAACTTTTCATCTTCATCTAATGGTAACATTTCTTGTTTTTTACCTGTCCAAGCAAGCCATGTTTTCTTTTCATCTACAGGTAAAACTCTTATGTGAACCCTAGTATTAAATTTGTCTCCTTCTAACTTATATTCATGATAACCTTGCTTTTGTACCCCAAGAGTTAATTCACCTTTATCTAAAGTTTTACCACTATCAAGATTTTTTGCTACAATAGCAGGATATTTACCGGATTTACCAAATAGATTAAAAATATCTTCAGAATCATCTATTTCTATAGTCCATGCATTTCTTTTATCCTTATATTCAATAATAAAGTCAATGTTTTCGTCCTCTCTATGTTTGATTACAAAAGTACCCTTTCTATCTTCTTTTTGTAATACATCTACATCTTTTGTAACTTCATCACTTTGAACACTAAATTTATTTGGGTGATGGTAAACAAAACTTACATCACCTTCAGTTTTCATCCAACTCATTAATTTATCTGCCTTGCCATCAAATACATCTGCATATGTTTCAGGATAATTATCTTTAACAAATTCTATTAGACTTTCAAAAGTTACTTTAGGTCTTCCCGATTCTAAAATTTCATTTTTAATAGCAATTCTTAATGTTGACCTTTTAGTTTTTATAATTTCAGTAAGTTGTTCTTTCCATATATCTATGTTATGTAGTGCATTTTTCTGCATTAAAGTATCACCTTCAAAACCATAAATAGTAAAACCATCTAAGTCTTCTTTTAGTATAATTTCAGCAGTACCATGTATGTTGTCTGTAACATAATATGCTTTCTTAACATTCTGTTTTTCTCCTAAACCACTCATAATTTTATATGGGGTTCTTAACACGTTATCACCTAGAAAATCTAAAGCATCAGTTAAAGACTTTTTAGTTTTAGAGGACAAATGTTCTAATGTTTCAAATGTATCAGAAACTAATACTTCGGGAACTTCTATAACTTTAGCAGAATATAAACTAAAAGATTTACCTTTCTTTCTAACTTCATCAACCTTAACTCTAACTATTTTACCAACATCTACATTAGTTTTGGTGTTTAATGCTTTACCTACTTCTAAATATTCTTTATCTTCAAATTCAACTGTTTCATATTCTCTAACTACAGAAGCGGAAACAGGGCCAATCCCCATAGTGTAAGAATGTAGACCACTCTTAGTTTTTCTATCTTTCAATACAATAACATCTAGGTCTACAAATTTTTTCCATTTAATCCACTTTGGATTTTGTGCTACCCCACGATAATATGTTGACTCCATATCTTTTATTACTACTCCCTCAGATGCAGGAAGTTTCATAATATCCTTAGAATATTCTAATACCTCTTTTATTGAATCTGCCATACGTGTATCTTTTTTAGATGGAAATGCTAACATTTCCGAAGAATGTTGTGAATATTGGTATAATAAAATATTAATTCTTTCTCTAAGTGCTTCTTCCATAATGCTCTTACCTTCGTGTTGCATAATATCAAAAACATGAGCCCTTAATATTCCCTTTTTATTTTCTTCTTTTAATTTAAACACATGAGATACAGTATCCGCTCTGTGTAAAGGTTTATCATCTAAAAATAACATTAGTTCTGCATCTAATATACAACTACCAAAGTGTTTCTTTTTCATTTCTTCTACTTGTTCAGGACATTTATCAGTAATGTCTATTTTATTATATGAATAAATTTTTACATTATTATCTATTTTATGAATTTGAATTCTCATCCCATCATACTTTTCTTGTACTACGAACTCTCCACTTAGTCCTTTAATTTCTTTTAAATCGTCTATTTCAAAAATTCTAAACATAGGTTTGTTAGGAATTATGAAATCTATAGCAGATTTTTCTTCTTCACTTTTAGTTTCTGCTTTTTTAATAGCAGGAATATCTACTTCTTCTAAATCTTCCCAAGTATCTTCTCCATATTTCTCAACAAACATATTTTCTAATTTTTTAAATGCTCCTTTAATTTTACTAGATAATCTATCTGTTTGTTTATTGTCTCCATAGTGTTCTTTAATATATAACTCAATATCACTTATTTCTAAATCTAAACCCATAGAGCCTTGGGTAATTTCATCAGGAGGTAAATTATTTTTTATCCAAACTTTTTTTGGTATAGCATTACTATGTGAACGAATAGCATAATGTAAAAAAGCAATTAGTGTATGCTCCTTTTCTAACAGTTCTTCTATTATATTATCACCCAATGCCTTTGAAAAAGGGTCAGATACAGACTTAGATTTGAATCTCATTTCTTTGATATTATCATAAATTCGTTGTGCAGTAACAGAAGTTGGGTCTTTAGAATCATCGGCAAAAACGTCTTTTTCTTCTACATATCTTTTGAGTTCTTTTGAAAAATCATTTAGAGAATCAAACATATCTCGTATTTCTTCTATAGATTTCTTCCATTTAGACCCATATTCTTTTGGGTCTTCTTTGGCAGACAAAAAAGAGTATCTAACTCTTTCAAAAAAATCTAATACTTTTTTAGATAAGTCGTTAGTTTCCTTTTCAAAACTTATTCCTGTTTGAGGCATTTAACATCACTATCTTAACCAAAGTAGGGTTTGTCTCCAATGTATCCATCATTAGCATCCTTTGTCATTTTTGGTTTTTCTTCTGATGGTTTTTTGGTAGGTCGTTTTACCTTTTCTTCTTCACCTAAATGGTCAAGTTCATCCAAATCTCCTAATTCATTAACTTTAGTATCAACTACTGAATCTTCTTTTTTAGCCTTGACAACTTCTAATAATTTTTTTGCATGTTCTATAGCAATTTCTGCTACTCTTTCTTCTTTTGTTACTCTTTCCGGCATATATATTCACTCCAATTTACTAACAGTCTCATGTATTTGTGACCAATCCATCTTAGAAATATCATTGACAGCATGTTCATTTCTTATAGTAGGTGTTGGACTATCTACTACAACAAATCCTGATTTCATCAAAATGTTATCCTTGTTGTATACTGCATCCTCTAAAGTTTTAACCTTAGAAACTAATTCTTTTAATAATAATAAAATTTCATCAGAACCTTCGCTAATAGTAACCACCTACCGCTTCATCCTCCGCTATAGTCTTAAAACATTCCCGAAGTTCTCCTCTTAAGTATTCTTTCCAATTGATTTCTTGCATATTATTTATCTCCTAATTTTCCTTTGCCCTTTGGATAAACTAATACCCTTAATTGATTGTATAGGGTTTCGTAATTTTTTCTCAATTTAGATGCGGTAGCAACAATATCTAAATTTGCCTCTTCAAATGACTTCATTTTTTTATTTAATTTTTTATCCGTTTTAATTAACTCTACATTTTTTAGTTCATCTATTAATTCCGTAAGTTTTGTCATTTCTTGACCAAAAAATTCCGTAGGTTCACTTGCTTGTAAAACTTTTTTAAGTTTCTTTTTTTGTTTAGAATCGGTCTTACCTATAGCATCTTCTAAACTAAATAATGAAGATTCATCTTTTTTAAGAATATTTTCCCAACTCATAAACTCCTCTCCAACAATATTTTGTTACGCTTTACTTTTCTTAAAGCCTTCGCTATTGAATCATTTATTGATGGGTCTTCGTCTTCATTAAAAATTTCAAACACTTTATCTATAGCCTTATCAACAGTTTCATTTCTAGTAAAATTAATATCTCGTATTATTCTTTCTGTATCTTCTATAGTAGGTTTTATCTTTTTATCTAACAAACCAATAACTTTTATTTCTTCTGTGGTGGAATCTTTTATGGTAATTACTTTTTTATTTTTTATTTGTCTAAATGTTGGGTCATCATCAATATCTATAGTTTTTCCTAATCTTTTTAAAACACTGTATAAAAATTCCATAGTAGGAACAAGTTTTTCTAATTGTTTATTCTTATTTCTAAGTGTTAGCATATCCGTTTTCAATTCATCTCTTAGTTTATTAGATTCTTCGGTGGTAGGTTTATCTTCTGTAAGTTTGTCAAATTCTATCTCATCAAAGTCTTCTAAATAGTCTATAATGTCTGATAAGGTAAGCATCATAGCAAACATATCAATTATCATTTGACGTTCATTACTTAGAATATTTTTTAGTTCTATAGATACTGCTGACCTTTTATCTATGTTTAATAAATCGTTTTCTAATTTTTTATATTTATTACTAGTTTTCGTTGCCAAAAATTCACTATCTATTTTTTTACTCATATTGTTTAAAGTACTAAATAAATTACTATATATATCAGTAGCCTTTTTTCTTTCTTTTCTAGTTCCACTTTCTATCCCACTATCCGTAAGATTATATGCATCTAATATTTCTTCCCAAATCTCTTTAGCATTTTTTGGTCTATATATTCTAATTCTATCTTCCCATTCATTATCTTCATCTTTAACTCCCCAAGAATTCTCATCTTCATCCCAAGTAACCTTTCCTTCTTGTTCATAATTAATAAAGGGGTGATTTTCTCTAGGTAAAAATGGTTCTCCTTGAAATAATAATTTATTAATTTTTACTATATTATTACGGTCAAAAATTCCATATTCTTCTACAAGTCTCATACTAGTTTTAATTTTATCTTTATCATTGTTAGCCCAATTTTCTAATAATGTTACTAATGCTTCATTTGTTCTTTCTCTAGTAACTTCTATCTTATCTTTTTTATCAGCAGGTTTTTCTTCTTTATCACTTAGTTTAGTTTTAGTATCTCCACCTAAAAGTTCTAAAATTCCAATAGTACTTGCTCTTGCTTTATTTGGTGTTTTAAATTTAACATTATATTTTTTATTTTTTTCTTTTTTATTTTCTTCATTAAGAAATTCTGACTTTAAAAAGGCATACTGTTTACCTGTAAAATTAATCTTAAGTAAGCCTTCAATTAACTTGTTCAATTTTGTAACATAGTCTCTACTAATAATTTGTTTATCTAAACTTTCAGCGAGGTCAACATCAAACATTTTTTGTTGTAATATGTTTAGAAGACTTTTATTAAAATAAGTTTCTATGGTATTTTTTTGAGCAGGTTTCGTTATTTCCATTTCTCCTTCCCTACCATAGAATTGAATAAATTGCATTCTTTCTTTTAGTAATTGTTTTAGTTCTTGCTCTATTTTTTTCTTTTCTTCCCCACTTAGAGTTTTTATTTTATTTCTTCTATTACTAATTTCTTTATTTATGGCTCTAAATTGTCTTTTTAATTTAGGTGTATCTANAGCATCTTCTAATTGTGGGCCATAATCTTGTTGAATAGTAACCGGAGTAATACCATAAGTTGCTTCCGTATCTTCTCCTCTTTTTTTTCCTCTAGCATCCAAAGACATCTGACGAGGAGATAAATCTAAATTTATAGTTCCTAACATCTTTAAAAAAAGAGCCGCACTTTGTAAATCTCTATCCGTGTATGACGACTTTTGTTTGTCACCATTATCTTGAAACACTTTTTTTACAGTTGGATTTATTGATATTTCTTTCCCATCGAGGATTTTACGTTCTTCGGGTTGAATACGTGCTACTTGGGAAAATGGAGGGTCGTATCGGAAATTTCTTTTTTTTCTTGCTTCCTCCTTTGTTCCCGAAGAAGGCAGTTCTTTTCTTTTTCTTTCAATTCTTTTTTCAGGCGAAGAAAATTTGCGACCTTTGGGTTTAAACTTCTTAGGTATATTTTTAAGTTCTTTTTTATATTTTTCTAAAAGTTTAGATAAATCACGGTACTTCTCTGTATCGGGATTATATTGTTCACCCTGTTTAATATTTCTTTTTTTCTGCTCCATTAATATAGTGCGTTCTTCTGCTAGTTTCTCTTCTAGATTTTTTATCTTATCTTGAATTTCTTTATATTTTTTGTTGGTTAAATCTATTGGGTCATTCTTTTTCTGACGCTGTTCTTCAGTTATATCCTTAACTTTTAGAATATCTTCCCAATCCATAATAACACCTCATTTAAAATGGACTTTCAGTAGTACTTCTTCTTTTTCTTTTGGGCATTACATTAACATCAGGAACACTAGTTGGTGCTTTGTATGCTTTAGTGTCCGGTGCAATAGTACCTAAAGTAAAGTCTCTATTTTTAGTTACTAAATTATCATAATGTCTTTTCTCTGCAATTCTTGCATTCTTCATTTCTCTCTCTATATCTTTTACGCTTTTATCACTCATTTTTTTTCCTCCAAGTATTTTTTAATTTTTTTATCTGTTTCTGCATTAAGTCTGTCTATTTCTTCTTTCCATTTTTTAGCAGACTTAACAATGTCTTTCAACCTACCCGCCTCTCTGTTCTTTTATCCACATTTTGATTACCTGCGTCTGCGGGTAATCCACTAAATCTTTTATCCGGCCCTCTTGACATAGATGGTTTATTTCTAGTAGCAGGAGGTTCTTCTGCTTTTACTTTCTCCGGTTGTCCGGCATCTGCCATAGAAGGTCTAGTACCTTGTTCCATCATTTGCCCCATTTGACTGGCATCAATATTTGTACCTGCATAAGGGTCTAATTCTACTTCTTCTTGTTCTTCTGTTCCTTCTGCTTTAGGTTCGGGTGGAGGTTTAGAAAATGTAAATCTACCTTCATCATCCATATCTACTTCAAATCCTAAATTTTTAATTGATGCCGCAACGTTAACTTCTATCTCTCTCTTTCTTAGTTTAGCAATTTCATCTTCTTCTTCAGATGGTGGTAGTTTTAATTCCCAATCAATAATACCAAACTCTTTTGTCATAAATGGAAACACATAATTATTCCAAATAGTTTGAGCCATTTCTACTGCTCTATTAGTAACAAGTATTTGCATACCATCGTTATTTAATCCTCCACTAGCAGAATTATCTGCCATAAATATTTTACTTACTCCATAGAAGGCTGAAATTCTATCTCGTAAATCATCTTTGACTGACATATAATCCATCTCTTTTAGACTATCCATAAACTTAACCCACTCAATAGAACCTTTTCCTCCTTCTGCTTCAATTCCCATAACAGGAATAAAATGTGGGTCTTTCTCCATCTTTTCTTTTACACTTCGCCAAAAAGATTTCATAGAATCCATATTTCTTGTTTGAACTGCTAAAATTCCTTTTGGCATTCTTGCCTTTGTATAAGAAGAATTGACATAATTCTCCATAGCGATTAAAGTAGTTACATTATTCCACAATGTAATAATGGGAGATAGACCATAAATTCTACTTGGAGAATATTTACTAAAATGTAGTACTTCACCTTTGATGAAATATTGTTCTTCTCCATTAGTTCTATTAACAAAATGTACTGGATATAATTTAGAATTACATGTTTCACAAGTACCTGTAGGGTTCTGACTAATAACATCTCTATGTCTTAAACATGTAAAACCCGAACTACCTCTTTCTCCTTTTTCATCTGAATAAATATGCATTCCGATGGGGTCGCCTCGATATACTTCTTTGATTCTATGCATTTTTATATTATTGTCATTGTCCAAATAATATTCCTTTACCATAACTAAATATGCGTCGTCCATTATATTGAGGTCATCTTCCATTTCTTTTAAAACATCAATAAACATTTGTTCTGACTTATTTACATAACCACCTAACATATCTTTAGCATATTTTAATTGCTTAGGGTCGGGTTTGGAAAAATCTGTTCCTTCACAATCACCACATATTTTAACAGGAGTTTTGTGTTCCTTACCACATGTATTACATCTTAATGCAAATTTCTCTTCCCATATATATCCTCTTCTAAAAATTTCTTGTTTCAGTTGTGTAGTACATGTTCTAACAATTACAGATTGTTGTGCAATATGATACATAACCGGAGAGGTAAGTAAATAGGAGGTATCTTTTTCTTGTATTCCAATATTGTAAACACTTCTATCTAAAGGCTTTGGAGTTGTATTTCTAAATAAACTTGTAAATCTAAATCTTCTTCTCTCCGCCATTAAACCACAATCCCTTCTAGTCTATCCATTTCAAACATTTTAGAATTATCATGAAATTTTACAACGGTTGTCGGGTCTATTCCATATTGTGAAAAGTCATATCCAACATGGTCTTTATGATTTTCATATTTCATTAATTGAAATAATTCTTCTCTTCTTGATTTATACCAATCTGCCTTTTTATGAGATTTCTTCATCCTTACTAGTTCCAATAGTATGTCTGCGTTTGCCCCTTTCATTTTAAAATGTGGCCTACATTTTGTTAATAACTTCACAACATCATCGCCTGAATAGAAGTTTAATCTTTGTACTGACCTCGTAGCCTGTGGGGATTTTTGGTCTAAGTGTAATCTACCACAACCTAGTGATTTATGCATCTCCATCATAAACGCCTTACCTCTTTCTCCTGTTGCTATTAATCCAACTCTAGGATTGTAATTTTTATCCATAGTAATATAACCATCTGAATCTATAAAGGCCGCAGTATATGCATAAATATCTTTCTTAATATCATCATTTAATTTATAGAATGCACCATCTACACTTGTTATATCCATACTCTTAGCCATCTTAGAAATAATAGCAGGGGATGTTTTATTAAATAATTTTTTAGGCAATCTTTCATGTATTTGTCTAGAAGAAATACCATTATCTTCACAAACTGCTTTTAAAATTTCATGTTTAATAATATCTTTAGTAGAAGTAGTATTCATATACTTTCTTAATATAGATTTAAATTCTCTTTTTGAAACAGACATTGATTTATTTAATTTAGCATAATCTGAACTATATGACATATCTCTCATATGTAATTTATTTTCCCAATATTTACAGAGAACATCAATAATTTCTCTTCTAGTAGATTCTTCTGAAACGTATGATAATTTAATAATATTATCTTCACTACATACCATATTATTCAATACAGATTTATATTTTTTAATCCAATAAATATTATCTATACTGTCACTCAAATGTTCAGAATATGCTTTAATTAGATTATCTATGGAATTAGTAATTTCTATTTTAGTTTCTCCTTTTAATGTTCTTCTATATTTTTTTAATTGTTTTATAACGGTAGGTATATCATTACCTTCCACTTCATATTTTTTAACTATAATACTTAATTCCTTTCGGGCTTGAGACAAATTAGTATTAAATTCTTTAGCATATTTTTTTTCAATATCAAAGTGACTTAAGATTGGTTGAGAATAAAACCAATCATCCATACTAGCATTTTTCATATCATTAATTTTATTCTGTTCCTGTTCTTCTAGAGACTCATCTTCTTGGGCTACTTCACTTAATTCGTTGAAGAGTTCACTTAATTTTTCAGCCATTTTTACACCTCTAAAAGTTTAACCCCACTAAGCCGGAAGCGGGTCGGGCTAATTGTTGTTTAGGTTCGTCAAATATTCCCATATCGTCTAACAACATAAACACTTCTGTAGAATTATGCGTAGCGGCAGTGGCTAATGCAAGACTCATTACTAGGTCATCATGAGCCCCAACCCCTTCAAATCTACCTGCTTGAGTAATAGAAAACATAGATAATTCTTCAATTAAAAGATTAGTTACCTGTCTACTATTATTATCCCCATAAGGAAATTTTATCTTACCATTTTCAATATTCATTTGTAAACTAAGAATTATTTCTTGTTTTTTCTTTCTTGTTGTATTAAAATCTTGAACATTTAAATCAGAAATATTTCTCAATTCTTGAGTAAAAGATTTAGCAAACGTATTTGTCTCAAAGAGAATAACTTCAGGTTCAAAAATAGCACCTATTAATCTAATTTTTTCTATATTTTGTCTAAAGTCTACATTCTTCGCTCTGTCTATATGAACAATAGTTTTATTTTTTTCGTCATCCATTTCTATTACGGTAATTACATTGTAATCTCCATCAGTAGAAATTGCAGGGTCAACTCCAACATAATATTTGTATCCTTTATCCTTTCTGTGACCTAATTTTAAAACATAATCTCTTGCCTTACATTTATCTACAAATTCGGGATTAAATAAAGAAGTACCTGTAGAAATAGGTACACAAAGATATTCTCTTGTAAATTTTAAAGAACCTATTTCTGCTTTTCTTTGCATAAGAGCATCATAGTTCCAACGTTCTTTCCATAGTGGTTCGTTTAAAGAATTAAGACATGGATATTTTCTAACAGTATATGCCTCATTTTCTTCCAACTGAGTAAAAATATCTGTATAAGTAAATGGAGTACCAATCATTCTAAGATTAGAAGTGTGATGTAATGTTGGTATCATATCCCCAAAGAACCAATCTGTAACTCGTTGAATTGCTACCATACTAAATTCTTTCAAAGGGTCGTCAATGATAATTTCTTGAGGGTGAAGTCCTCTAATTTGAGAGCCAACAGACCTTTCTAATATAGCATTACCATTTGTTAATTGTATATTTCCTATAGCCCAACCTCTACTTGGTTTAAATTTTTTAAGTGCAGGATGATTAAATATCCTATCAATTTCTCTCATATGAACAAGAGTCTGCTTTTGGTTAGAGGATATGTATAACATTTGATATGGTGGTTCTTGAAACACAAGATTCCATACTACCCAACTATGCATAAAGACAGATTTTCCGTGGTCACGACTACAAATAATAACTGTTCTATCAGTACTCTGCATTAATTCTAACCACTCTTGCATGTACGAAGGATACATCATACCTAATACATTTTGAAAAAAATAAGGAAAAGAGTTTTTTGAGATTTCCATATCCATAGCAGAAACTAAATCTAAATTATCTAATTCCATATTATCTCCTTAAAATATCCTTCCAATTCTTAAAAATTCCCCAACTGTCTGCTACTGGTATTTCTCTTACTCTTCGTTTCATCTGTTCTATTACTAAATCAGGTACAACCTCATGCTCTTGAGGCTCACTCAACGTTGGGCTAGATAATCTTTCTTTTCCTTGTTTAGTATATTGAGCAACTTTAGGAATACTACCAACGGCTTCTAAATTTTTATTTCTTATTATTCTCATTAACCCACGTTTTTGATAATCAGGATGAGTTTTATTTCCTCCAACGTATGCAAAGGGTTTTCCTTCTTTACCTGTTCTTATTGCATGACCTGCAATTGAAACTAATCTAGCCTTTCCATTTTCACTGTGTATAACACCAAACCAAGTATCTATAGGATAATCTGTTTGGGTGTGTTTATAATTTCCACTACCCCTTATTTTATATGGCATATCAGGATTACTAGCATCCCATAATTCTTTTATTTCTTGTTCACTACCAATCTGCATAACCTTTAATTCATCATCTTGAAGAATTTGTCTAAGTTTAGGATGAAATTTTTTAATCATATATATCACCTAAAATTAGCCTTTACGAAATAAACACCTTCAGATGAAATACCATATTTTAGACCTAAATTTTCCATAGAGTCTGTTTCCTTAACAATATTTTCTATATCCAACGCAGTAACATCAACATTAAATGTAGATTTTAATATATCAATTGTAGTAGATACATTAGCAAAATCGTCTATATTTCCATATTTGTAGTAAACGGGCTTATTTAGCATTTTTCTAATATTATCATGTGCTTCTAATAATTGAATTTCTGTATCACTTTTAACAATGGTTGCACTAAACTTTTTCATTTGCTTCTCAAAATCCTTTATCACATCTCCATCAAACCCGTCAATTTCCTCAACTTTATCTTCTATTGCCTTTTGATTATCTCGCACTATTTGTATTAAAGCGTGTAATGGATAAATTCTAACATTCTTAGAAACATTCTCATGTATTACTTTAGATTTTTTACCAAATAATTCTAGATTATCTAATTGTTTTTTATTAAGTGTTCTCTTTAACGTTCCATAATAATAAGCATTTAATTCCTCTTCAATAATATCATCAAAGGAATAATCATATATATTTCTTAGTTCCTTTCTTAAATTTTCTAATCTATTTTCTAACTTTTCTCTGTCGGTAAATCTAGAAGCAGTAGTTATAAATTTTAATAACTCTGTAATATTATCTAATACTTTAAAATTACCACTTGGGAAAAGACTGTCTACTCCACGTATATATAGAGATAATAAGTGAAAATAAGGTTCTTCTGCTGACTTTGCTTTTGATAATATTGCATTTAGTCTAGTGTTGGTAATTTGAATTTTTGAGTTAAACGGTCTATATGATGTTTCAGTGGGTACTACATAATAGGAAATTATATTGTTTAACATTTCGTCAAAAGCATCTTTTGATTCTGCTATTTCTTTAAACAAATTTTTTGTATTTTGTCGTGATAAGTCTTCCACGTTATAGGATGCTCCACTTTTCTTTCCTCCAACGTTAGCAGAACCACCTGCACCTGATTGTTCTGATTTCTCCCCAAATTCTATGATTTGAGAAATTAGTTGTAAAAATTCTTGTATATATTCAACTCTAGAAGACATTTTTTCATAGTTTACTGAGTCTACAAGTTTATTTAGTTCCGGTGAAATAGGTAGATAAAATTCTTTTTTGTCTGAAATTACTAACTCCTGTAATTCTTCTAAATAATCATTTATACCATCATCATAATCAACATCTAAATTTACAGTTTTACCCATATTGGATAAAGTTTGTAATTTTGTTTTAAGTTTTTCAAGTTCATCTTCAAATAATGCTAAATTTTTAAATACATCTTTATCAGTTAAAAATGCATAACCAAATAAGGGGTCTACATCAGTGTTAACTAATTCACTTGATTCTCTGCCAAACTCATCAAGACCATCTATTAACCCTGTCATCCCTCGACCTGTTGCATCATCAAAAGTTATTTCTTGCATTAATCCTGCAAAATCTCCTTTATCACTATATTTTGCCGCTAGTTGTCTCGCTTTATCTGATTGTAAGTCTTCATCAAATTCACTTTGTCCTCCTTCGGGAGCGGCATCGGCTCTTAGCCCATAATCTCCGGCTTTACGATTTGTTCGTGTTTCATTAGATTTTTTATCTCTAAATTGCTGTTGAGCAATATTTCTAGAACTTTGCATTCTAGTTCTTTCAGACAAACCTTCTTTTTCTCTTACTGATTCTTTAGTAAATTTTCCTAGATTTGCAAATGCTTTTACATATCTGTCATTTTTATCTAACCTTTTAATTGATTTAGCACCAACCTTAACAATATAATTTAATGCGTCTTTATCTCCTTGATATTCTACATCAAAATTAATAATTTTATTAGTAAGTATTTTTATATCTCTATCCATTTCTTCACTAAAGTTTTGAACTACATCATTTAGTTGTTCTTGGAAGTTTTTTATTGATATTTTAACTTCTTTAAAATCCATATTAGTTTTACGCCAATAGGAATATATGGCATTTCTCCTACTAACTTTTTTCAAATCTAATGTGCCTACAAATTTATCAGTATCTATATCTAATTTTAAATCCTCAGTTTCACCAAATTCTACCCCTGTTAATTTTTTATCTATAAGTTGTAGTAAAGGTTTAACTTGTTCTGCTTGCTTTCCTGCATAACTGCGAGTTAACAAATCTTTTGCATCTTCTAATTTTTCCTCATTAAATCTACCTTCCATTCTTAAATTACTAAAAGAAGGATTTTTTAATTGAAAAAATGTATCTATTTTTAATCTCTTATTATTCAATATGAAATAAGAAAATGTTTGTTTTAATCGTGCTTCTTTAGATTTGTCTAAATATTCCATCGTGGCTTGTGGCTTCAAAGCAAGGCTAGTAGGACTATCTTCTTTTGCTACATTTCTTAATGTAGATATTAAATCTCGAATAAACACTGCTTTGTTACTTAATATTTTTTTTAGTTTAGGATATTTATTAAACAGATAATCTTTTACTCTTTTTTGAATCTCTCTTCCTGAAAGATAATCACGACCTTTTTTATCAGTATCATTTCTAATAAAAAAATCAGTTAATTCTATTTCACTATCAATTTTAGAATCAAATCTCAATAATTCGGGTTCTGCTAGATTGTCATCGCTTTCAGAATTACTAGTAATTTCTTCTTCTGCATATTTTAAAAAATTCATAACTGGAAAATTACTACGCATATCTGCATATATTGCACGAACTTGATTTTCTATCACATCCTCATATTCATTATATGCTCTTTGTTGATTATCAAATTCTTCTTGAGTAATTTTTTTATTGTTAAGTTCCTCTTGTGCTTCGTTCTCATCAAAATCATTACCTTTACCTTCACTCTCTAATTTATTTTCAACAACTTGGTCTATTTTATCTTCAATCTCTGTTCTTGAAAGAGTCAAAATTTCACCTATAAAATTTTCTTGTTCAAACATTTCTTGTGTTACTTTCATCATGTAGTTGCTTCCTCCTTTGTTCCTTTTACACCAAAAGAAATGAGGCTTGCTGATGGTTCGTTAGGTGAGGGATTATTTTTAGTTCCTATTAATATAGGTTTAATTAAAATGTCTTCAATTTTGTCTTTAGTATCTTCTAAGAATTTAGTCCTATATTCTGTATATTTAGATTTAATTTTACCCATGAATGTTTTATGTCTAGTTTCTCTTTCTTGTTTTTCCTTTTCATCTTCTATATCTTCTCCTTCATCATCAGCATAATCAAACATTTCGTCCGTAAAGTCATCATCTTGATATAGAATAGATAAATAATATAATATAGAAAATATAGAAATCAAATCCACATCAAAAGATTTTATCGCTTCTTGTAAGTTAGGTAAATTAATGTCAAAAAGTTTACCATCTTTTTTAAATGCCGCTCTAAATATATTTATCTTATTAGCATCTTTAACACCAATAGGATTTATTTGACTTATATCTCCTTCTTTGAGTAACTTTTCTAAGTTTTCATTATTAAGATTTAAGTTTTTAATTTCTTCAATTTCTTTAAACTTATTAACTTCAGTAAGTACATATCTTCTTTTTTGTCTTTCACTTTTAATTTTTCCATACTGTTCACGGAAATTTTTAACAAATGTTTCAACTTCATTAGATGTAGAGGTAGTTTTTGTTGGTTTATTTTCACTCATTTCAGACAATTTAACTAATTCATTATATAATCTATTATCTCTCTTAACAGTATCTAAGAACATTGACATACCTTTCATGTTTATTCCTGTTTTAGAAGTAAGAAGTACTGTTCTTGATGTTTTTTCACCCTTCTCATCCTCTTCTACTATCTCTCTTTCTTGAGTACTAAAGTCTCCCATTTCATCTCGAAACGAACCCTTTGCAGGTTTAATTTGTTTAGGTAATTTACTATCCTTTTCTTTCAATTGTCTATTAAATTCTCTTTGAATTGCAGTACCATCATGATTATTATTTGCTAATTCAAGTAGTACTTTATCAAGACTTTTAGTGCTTTCCTTTGTAGTTGATATGTCTCCCAGTGGCAATCCTCCATTTTCTATAAAATACCTTAGAGAAGTATTAAATCTAGCAGTATTGCCTTTTTCTATACCAAATATTATACTAGCCTCTTCTTTTTGGGAGGGGTTCATATATGGTAAAAATTTATCTCTATTAGTTTTGAAGCCCTTTGATGATTTTGGATTATTTAACATTAAATCAAAATATTTTACTATTATTGATTCTTCTATAGAACTCTTATCTATAGAAATATAATCTGAAACAGCCAATTCTGTATCAGAATATTCATCAATATCAAAAACTTCACCTAATGGGGTAATAGTCAGTTTTTCTTCTTCTAAAGACCCACCTGCTAAATCTTCACCTTGTTGTTCAGTAATAAAAAGGGGTAGTTTAACCTTCTTTACTTCTCCTTCATTTTCAAAATTAAAGTCAGAAAGCGATGACTTTGACCTTTCATCAAAAGTGGCAGGTAATGTTAATATTGCTCCATTTGTCTCATATCCTATACCAATAAAATCTTTATCCTTACTTTCTATTTCATTAATTATTTCTTTTAGTTTTTTCATTTTATTAGGTCTAAGTCTTTTCATTCTACCTCTATTTCTATTATCAGTAATATATTCTACTAATGTATCCAAATCTTCAGCGTTAAAATCAGAAACATCTAAATCATCTATGTCAACATCTCTATCTTTAATTGATTCAAATACACTCTCTATACTCTTAGCATTTTTTTGTTTACTAGTTAACTTGGTTTTTTCTGTGAACTTTGTTAGAATATCTAAGTTATTTTCCATAGTAGTAAGGTCTGATGCAGAAGGTGGATTAGGTAATTTAGAAAAGAATTGTACTAATCTTTCTGTTTTCTCTTCATCGGATTCAGTTTTTCTTTGTGTTTCAATTGGTATTATATTTTCAAAATGTTTTTTAATTCTATTTATAACGGCACTTAACTGTCTTAATCCTACAGTTGCATTCTTATACTCTAACATTTTTTTACTTTCTTTCCATTCAGAAATAAGTTCTTTAAGCGTTTGAGCATCATCCAAATAAGATGCTAAGAAATAAGTTAACTCATTTTTTCTTCTTACTAATGGTTTAACGGGTGTGTTTAAAAATTTCTGTGCGTTACGATTTATTTTTTCCGGCGGTAAAGATGCCTTATCTTCAGATGCTTTCAGAATACTTTGCCAACTCATTGCATCACCTCATGGAAACTAAAAGAATTTACCAACCAACCTGTTTCGTCAGATATCCAATTTGCCAATCGTTCTTCTATTTCTTCTTGCATAGCATCTTCTTCAATATCTAATTCATCTGCTGTAACAACCATTTGCTGAAAAGTGGTATCTAAGTCATCTTGGTTGTGTTCATCAGTTTCATAATCAACTTCTGTGATAACAAAATTTCTAACTTTTTTTAATACAGATTCCCAACTCATTGTAACTTCTCCTGCATTTTATTCTTAATATCTAACCAAACTTGAGGATGATTTTGTGCTAATACTTCTTGCACAATTTGCATCTGTGCGACAATAATTGTATCTTGTCTCTTATGCACTAATTTACCTTTAAACTCCATTAGGTATTTTAAACTCTCTCTAATTTCTTTGGCTAACTTAGTTAGTGAATCAATATACTTAGGATTTAAATCCGTTTCTAAAAATAATTCATCTATCTTTCCTTCTAACCTACCAATGTTATTACTAAGAGTATCTATTTCATCTACTTCTTTTATTGCTATCATATTAGCCGCAGATTGTTGTACTATAGGTTGCAGATGTTTCGTTAAATGTCTCATAACTTGTGCTTCACTACAATTTAATGCATGTGCAACTTCAGCAGGAGTAACTTGTGCTTCATATAATTTCATTTCTATTTCTGCCCTATCGGGGCTAACACAAATAGAACATCTAGGATTAGAAGAATTAACAAAACCCTCCATATGATTTCTCTGATGTTTAGAACTTGTACCACTAGGCCAATTCATTTGTTCATCTAACTCATCAGTTGTAATAATTAGATTTTCTAATTCAGATTCAAGGGATTCCCTATTCTCATGATTACAAAGAGGACATCTTTTTCTAGTTATCAAAAATATCACCTAGTTTGTATTTACTTTCTCTTCATCATCGGGGTCAACAAAATGAACAACTTGTTCTTCTTTATCTTTTGCTTTTGGAATTTCCGGTGGTGAAGATGGAGATTCTTCAGTCATTTCTTCTTCTTCTTCTTCTTTTCTAATTATATCAAACCACTTCATTTTAAACCACCCTATAGCACACTGGACAAAGAATAGTAGTCATAGAATTTTGTTTACTTTTTATTTTACAACACATTTTACTCACGTTTTCTTTTTAGATTCTTTACCTTGACCCATTGCCCTTCTTCTTTCTACTTCCTCGTTAGCCCTCTTAGATTGAGCCCTTCTATTTGAAGCAACTCTTTCTTCGTAAGTTCTACTCTTTAATCTGTCAGCATAATCCTTTACCATCAAAGCCATTCTATTACATTGTAGTGGAGTAACCTTAATATAAATAGTATCTACATCTAATCCTAAATTTTGAACTTTTAATATGGCTTCAAATACATCCATTTCTCTAGAAGTTTCCGCTCTAATTGGTATTAAACTTAAAGATTCGGATGCTTGTTTACCATATAAAGTTAAATCAGTTTTTAAGAAAGGACTATCTTCTCTAACCCAACTTTTGACTTCTTCTTCAACTTCAGGAAATGCTTCAAATAAATCTTTAGCAATACTTCTACTAGTAATAGATATTGGGCTATCTTTTGTTCCCGAATATGTTAAGTCTTTAACTTCATCAAAATATTCTTCAATAATAGGTAATAATCCTTTAGATTGAATTATTTGTCCTTTACCTGAAGCAGTAGGAGCATAAAGTGCTTGCCACATAGGAGGTGTAGCCATATCTTTGTCATAGTTATACCAAGAAGAAGGACATTTTGGAACACTTTCAAATTTACCTGTGTCTGCATCCTTCTTTGAACTTCTCCATATTTCATATCTTCTAGTTCTATAGTGACCATATACTTTTTTTGTTCTTATAATATGTCCTTTAGCATTTGTAATTGGGTCAGAAAACAATATGTTTCTAGGATTAGTTATGGATTCTGCAACAGTATGAGATTTTAATTCTTCAATTAATTTTGTTAAAAAGGGTAATTGTGTTTTTTGTAAATCATTATCTTTGGCGGCTATTGCATCCAATTGTCTAATGACTTCTACCCCACCTTTATTTGGACTTCTAGGTGAAGTCATATTATCGGAATAAACTCTATCTATCGTACCTGATTCTTTAACGGCTCGTAATAAATTAAAATTTCTAACATCCATAA